GAAGGTATGAAGTCACTATTTGAAGAACATTATGTATCAATCCCTGAAGATAAATATGATGTCCTTGAGAACATGGTAAATAAACTTGATGAAATGGAATCAAAACTCAATGAGCAAATTGAGAACAATGTTGCTCTGAATAAGAGACTTGCCGAATCTAAATCCGATGGAATCCTAAGTGACGTGGCAGAAGGTCTTGCAATCACACAGAAAGAGAAGCTTGCTTCGCTTGCTGAAAGTGTAGAGTTTGAAAGTGAATCAAATTACCGTGAGAAACTAGTAACGTTGAGAGAATCTTATTTCCCATCAACCGCACCTAGTGCTCAGAGAGACAATAATGAAGTACTGAGTGAAGGTACTGAGTCACCAGTTAAGAATACTGGATCGATGGCGAATTATCTCTCAACACTTCAAAGAGTCACTAAGAAGTAATTTCTTATTATAAAAATAAAACAACACTTTTACTTACGAGGTAAATTCAAATGCAAATGTTCAATGCTGAACAACTGCAGGAGAAGTGGGCTCCATTACTAGATGCCGAGAGTGCTCCCGAAATTAAGGATGCACATCGCAGAATGGTTACCGCAGTTCTTCTGGAGAACCAAGAAAAATTTATGAACGAGGAGAAGCAATTCCTCTATGAAGCCGCACCAACAAACGACGCTGGTACAGGCGGTTTCGGTGCTGACTCTGCTGCTGGAGGTCCAACAGCAGGTTTCGACCCCGTTCTAATTTCATTAATTAGACGTTCAATGCCAAACTTGGTCGCTTATGACCTTGCTGGTGTTCAACCAATGAATGGTCCTACTGGACTAATCTTCGCAATGCGTTCTAAGTACACCAATCAGGCTGGAACAGAGGCATTCTTCAACGAAGCAGACACAACATTCTCTGCACAGAATGATAACGACAGTATCACTGCTGGTGAGACTGACACAGCTGCTGGTTTGGGTACAGTAACTCAAGCGGGTTCTAACCCATCTGCTCTAAACCCTGTTTCATCTGCATCCTCAACAGGATACAATGTTGGACAAGGTATGCCAACAGCAAATGCTGAATCTCTTGGAGATGCCACGAATAACCATTTCAACGAAATGGCATTCAGCATCGAGAAAGTAACAGTTACTGCGAAATCTCGTGCGTTAAAGGCAGAGTACTCACTAGAGCTTGCTCAAGACCTTAAGGCAATCCACGGATTGAATGCTGAAGCGGAATTAGCAAATATTCTCTCAACAGAGATCCTTGCTGAAATTAACCGTGAAGTTATCAGAACAATCTACAAGATTGCTGAACAGGGTGCTGCTGCTAACACTGCAACTGCTGGTACATTCGACTTAGACGTTGATAGTAATGGTCGTTGGTCTGTTGAGAAGTTCAAAGGACTTCTGTTCCAGATTGAAAGAGATGCTAACGCAATCGCACAAAGAACTCGTCGTGGAAAGGGTAACATGATCCTTTGCTCTGCTGACGTTGCTTCTGCATTGACAATGGCTGGTGTACTTGACTACACTCCTGCTCTTAATGCTAACCTTAATGTTGATGATACTGGTAATACATTTGCTGGTACTCTACAAGGTAAGTACAGAGTATACATCGACCCATATTCTGCAAACGTTGCTGCTGATCAGTACTACGTTGCTGGATATAAAGGTTCTTCACCTTACGATGCAGGTCTGTTCTATTGCCCATACGTTCCTCTACAGATGGTTCGTGCAGTTGGTCAGGATACTTTCCAACCAAAAATTGGCTTTAAGACTCGTTACGGAATCGTAGCTAACCCATTCGCTGAAGGAACCGATCAAGGTCTCGGACGCTTACGTGTTAACTCTAACCGTTACTACAGACGTGTTAAGGTTGCCAACCTAATGTAATTCAGATATTACATATTTTCTTAACAAAGACCCCTTTACAGGGGTCTTTTTTTATGTTATATTATATTCATACTAACAAAATTATTATGGCTCGTGAAATCTTTAGTTCAGACCAACTAAACACTCAGTTCACCCCAATGAAAAGGGGAAGAGAGCAAACAGAAAATGATTTTGATTCTTTAACTGAAGTTGGTCAATGGTTTTTCCTACCATTTTCAGATATGACAAAATCACAAGTAAAGCATAATTACAGACCTCAAGCACCTTGTAGATTAATATCTCAAGGTAGAAAATATAGAACTATCAAAGGTCATTATGGTCCTAATGAAGAATTGGGTCTTGTTGTTCAGAGAGTTAAATAATATCTTCTTTACACAAAAGACTCCTCTTTGAGGGGTCTTTTTTTTATACTTTGTTATATTGAATAAATAGTAAAATAATAGATCTATAATAATGTCAGCTCCTTGGTCAAATCAAATTCAAAATAGGAATTACTTATCTCCTGTTGGATTTAAATTCCTAATAACCAAAGCACCAAAAGCAGATTTTTTTTCTAACTCTGCTTCAATTCCTGGTATTAATTTGGGATTTGCATTACAACCAGGGTATTTGAGAGATATTCCTGTTGCAGGTGATAAATTAACTTTTGATGATTTTACTCTAAGTTTCTTTGTTGATGAGAACTTAGAAAATTATATGGAAGTTCAGAACTGGTTACGTGGATTAGGTTATCCAGATAGTGTACAAGAGTTCATTGATTTAAAAAAGGATGACAAATACACACCAGATCCTTCTGCAAAGAATGCACTAAATGAATATTCGGATGCAACTCTGATAGTTTACAATAGCAGTTTCAATGAGATTGTAAAAGTAAAATTTAGGGATGTATTTCCTGTTTCTCTATCAACTATTAACTTCGATGCCAGTGCTGGAGATATAGATTATGTTACGGCCGACGCTACCTTTAAGTACTCTATATATGATATAGAAGTGATGTAATTTTTGTTTTTTTATGAACCTTGATGAAATTCAGTCGTTATGGGATGAGGATTCAAAGTTAGACGCAGATAACTTACATACTGAGTCAACTGGAATACCTGCATTACACGCAAAGTATTATAGAATTTTGAATAGAATTCTTCTTTTGAAGAAGACAGAAGAGAATAAATTCAAACAGTTAAAGAAAGACAAGTGGCAGTATTATACTGGCAAAGCTGATCCTGAAGTCTATATTGATAAACCTTTTGACCATAAGGTTTTGAGACAAGATGTCGATAAATATATGGACTCAGATCCTGAGTTAATCAAACAACTCTCTAAAGTAGAATACTATCAAGTAATGATTAGTTATTTGGATAGTATATTGAAAAATATAAACAATCGTACTTATCAAATTAAGAATGCGATTGAGTGGCAACAATTCATTAGGGGATACAGTGACTGATATTACTATCCGCAAGAAGAATGAAGTATATGTGACTGTGAAAACAGAACCACATATAAGTCAGGAATTGTCAGATCTGTTTACATTTGATGTTCCTGGTGCTAAGTTCATGCCACAGTACCGTAGTAAGTATTGGGATGGTAAGATTCGTTTATTCTCTCCTGCTACTGGAGAAGTGTATGTTGGGTTGGTAGATAAGATTGTTAATTGGGCAAGAAAGTCAGAGTATAGTTTAGAGTTTGAAAATAATCAACATTATGGTACTCCTTTTGAAGAGAATGAAATAATAACTCATCAAGGAGTCAAAGAATATATGACTCGTATATCAAAGTATAAACCAAGAAATTATCAGGTAGATGCTGTATATGATGCATTAAGATACAATAGAAAACTTCTCATATCACCTACTGCATCAGGAAAGTCATTAATGATATATGCGGTAGTAAGATACTTTGTTGAAAAGAAAAAGAAAGTATTGTTAGTTGTTCCTACTACATCGTTAGTAGAACAGATGTTTAAAGATTTTGAAGATTATGGTTGGAATTCGGAGAAGTATTGTCATAAAATATATTCTGGTAGAGAAAAGACAAACGAATTTCCAGTTACTATTACTACATGGCAATCAATCTATAAATTAAAAAAACCATTCTTTAAAAATTTTGAAGTTGCTATTGGAGATGAGGCTCATTTGTTTAAATCTAAATCACTTGTAAGCATCATGACCAAGATGAATGATGCGAAATATAGATATGGGTTTACTGGTACTTTGGACGGTTCACAGACGCATAAGTGGGTCTTAGAAGGATTGTTTGGACCTTCTTATAAAGTAACTCAAACCAAAGAATTAATTGATAAGGGTCATCTTTCTAAATTACAAATCCATGTTTTATTATTGAAGCATAAAGGACAGAAATTTGAAACCTATGAAGATGAATTGCAGTATATTATTGGACACCAAAAGAGAAATAATTTCATTAAAAATTTAGTATTAGATCTTAATGGTAATAGTTTAATTCTATTCAGTAGAGTTGAAGCACATGGTGAACCACTTTACAATTTAATAAATAATTCAATATCAGGTAATCGTAAAGTATTCTTTGTACACGGTGGTGTAGATGCCCAACAAAGAGAACTTGTGAGAGAGATTACGGAAAAAGAATCAAACGCTATCATAGTCGCATCTTATGGAACCTTCTCCACAGGAATTAACATTAAGAATCTTCATAATGTCATTTTTGCTAGTCCCTCTAAATCAAGAATCAGAAATCTTCAATCGATTGGTCGAGTTTTAAGAAAAGGAGACAACAAAACACAAGCAGTACTTTATGATATAGCAGATGACATTACTTATAGTTCACGTAAGAATTATACATTGAATCATTTAATTGAACGAATCAAAATTTATAACTATGAAAAGTTTAATTATGAAATAGTACAAATAGATCTGAAGGAAAATGGATAAAGAAGAATTTTT